GGGAGTCCATGACGAAGATCCGCTTGCCTGAGAACGCGTCGATAGGGCCGAGAACCTTGCCAGTCCTATCATCCGTGAAGTTGGAGCATGATTGCAGGATCTTGAAGAAGGCATTGTTGTCGCCTCCGCGGTTCGAGTCGACGGATTTGGCGAGGGCCTCATAGCTCAGCTTCCCCACGTTGTCAGCCGTCTGCATCAGGGCCTTGAGAGATATGGGCTTGGTCCCTTGCTGGTGCCAGTAGATGCAGGGAGGTGGTTCCTTGCCCTTGTCGCGGAAGTAGCCGAGCAGCGTCTCGAGTCCATTCTCGGTGAACAGCACGGCGACTTCGAAGC